CCCATCTAACATCTTCTTTAACTTGCGTAGCATATTCTAAACCCTTGTCACCTGAACTAAAATCTTGTTGTGAAGCATCAGAAAAATGCCTACCTTTTGTTAAACTCCAATTTGCCCAATGACTAGCAACTACTAAAGATATATTAGAAGCATCTACAGTTTCATTGATAGATACATTTCTTATTTGTCCTGTAAAGTAAGTTATTGCACCAACTAATTCTTCATCTGCATCAAAATAAGCAATATATATGTTTGCAATTTTATCGGTAAATGCACCTGATTCTATTAAAGCTCTTATTTCGTTGGTAACATTTGATAAACCTATATTTATTTCATCAACTTGTAATTTGCCTGATTCAGTAGTTGCATCAACAGTAACAAAAGAACCTCCAGCTTCATAAGTGTTTGAATTAAACACAACATTACGACCATAATTAGTTACTCTAACTACAGTAGATAATTGCAATTCAACTAAGAAAGCAATCTTAGTTGCATCTGCTGATACTTGATTTTGTAATGCTGTAGATAATGTTCTTGGCATTAGGTGATAACCTCTCTAACATCAAATGAAATACTAAATAAACCGCTTTGATTAGTAGTGTATACAATTTCATTACTTTCCAAATACACAGTAAAAGGTGGTTGATTTACAGTAACAGCTTCATTATCAGCTAGAGTAGCTACCAAATTTGGTGATATAGAAACAGTAGCAGCTCCTCCAGAAGCAGTTACATCTTCTTGAATCATATAAACTTTTGAGTGATTAGCAAACTTAATTAAATCACCTGCTCTTAAAGCATTATTTGTATGTGAAAAACCATCTAAAGAAATTGTGCTATCTGATAAAGCGTGAACACCATTTACTAAAATATCTGTTTCATTTTTACTTGTTCCCATGTTTTGAGTAGGCAAGCTAATTGTAAAATTTTCAAAAGAACCTTTTTGCTTTTGTAAAAAAGCAAAAATAGCTTGTGCTTCTAATTGAGCTATAGGAGGCATAGTTATAGTAAAAGAAAAGTATTGACCTCCAATTTGTCTAACTTGTTTTTTTCCAGATATTGTTTGATTTAATAAAGTAGGTCTATTATCTTTAAAGTTTAATGCTCTAATACCAGGGCTTGTTGGAAATGCACCACTCATTAAACTACACCCATTTTGCCTTGATTGTTCATAGCATTGTTTATAATTTGAGTTATTGTACCTTTTCTTGATGCTAATAACTTGTCAAAGCCTGCAGCATCAACTGTATTAATATTAAAGTTTACTGTTGCACCCATACCTTGCCCTTTAGTATGGTCAATAACCGTTTCATTAGGATGAAGTATAGCAGGAAATCCACCTTTACCATCTATTCCACCTGTTCTAGAGCCAGAACCAGTAAAACCTCCACCATCACCAGAAGCCATTGAACTTAGTCCTTTACCTATCATTGAATCGGCTCCAAATAGATTTGCTCCAAAACCTAATAATCTTTTTACAAGTATTTGCTGTACAGCAACTCTAACTAATTGTTCAACTACAAACTTTGCAAAATCTTTAAATGCAAGTTTACCTTTCATTAAACCGTCAACAATAGAATCTTCAAATTTTTTCATAGTGTTTACAGCAACATTATCCATGGCAACGCTAAATTCTCCTAAACTATCTTTATAAGATTGTAAAGTAGCTGATAAACCTGTTTTACCTCCGCCGCTACCTTGCGCAGCTTTATTAATAGCTTCAAAACCTCTTATAACTGTTACTTTTGCCATTTCCATAGAGTCATTTAAAGCCTGTATATTAATTACATCTTCTCCAAAACCAAATGTTGATATTTTTTTTAATGCATTTGCAATTTCACCTATAGTTACTACAACTATTTGTAAAGCTCCTATTAAAGAAACTACAATATCTTGGCCTAGTTTAGCAAAACCTCCACCTCCTGCCGCAGCTTCTAGCATTAAACTAAAATGATCTGTTACTTTTTCTAAAACAGGTACTAAAGCTGCTACTGAATATTGAACAAAACCTGTAATTTGTCTTTGTAATATTCCTAATTTATCATTAAAAGCGGCTACGCCAGCAACCGTTGCATCATCTAAAATAAAACCTAAACGCTCAGCTTGTCTAAAAAATTCTTTTAATTCTTCGCTTCCTTTGTTTAAAGTATTAACTAAAGCAGCTCCTTCAGAGTCAAAAAATTTAAAAGCTAATCTTAATTGCTCAGCAGGGTCTTTTGTGTTTTTTAAACCATCTGCAACATCAAAAAGCAAATCTTTAGCAGATCTTAAGTTACCTTCATTATCTCGTAATTGAATACCAAGCTTTTTTAAAGCTCCTTGAGCTTCACCAGTATTTTGCGCAGCTTCACCAGCACGCCTAATAAAACGTTGCAAAGCCATATCTAACGTATTTTGAGCAACACCTGTTTGCTGTGCTGCAAACCTCATTTTTTGTAAAAATTCTGCGTTTATTCCAAGTTTTTGAGAAACTTTATCTAATTTATCAATTGCATCTACTTGAGTTTTTACTAAAAACAAAAATGCACCTGCTGTTCCTGTTACAGCAGCTGTAGCTTTTAAAAAACCTTTAGCTGTTCTTCCTGTAGCAGCTGTGACTTTTTTTAAAGACTTATTTATAGTGCTAAACTGCTTTTGAGTCTTGTTAACAAGTTCTAAAACTATTTGATATTTACTTTTGCCCATTTTATTTTTTATTTATCTTATTATAATACGCAGACCATAAAATAAACTCATTAACAGACATTCTCTCCTCAAGATCTGAAACTAATAACCCGAGTCTGTCAGCGAGAGCAAATTTGTTAAAATTGTCAGGCTCGGATATTACTTTTCCGCTTCTTCAGGAGTTAAAGAACCTAAAATGTCTCCAGCTACTTGAGCTACAACTCCTACGTCAGCTTTATTCATTAAAGAATCTTTATCAGCTAAGTTAAAAATTTTATCACCATTAGAATCTAAAGCTTTTGTTATAATAGCGTATACCATAACCTCTAAATCAGAACTATTAGCCATTTTATATAGCCTTTTAGACTCTTGCAGAGTTAAAGGCTTAGTATAAATTTCTAAAGGTTTACCTTCTTCCCCCCATTCAGGGACTTCTATTTTTTTAACTTCTTGAGCGTCAAAGTGTGCAACTACGTTATCTATTGCCCTAGTCATTAACTATAAGTTCCAATAGTTAAATTTCCAGTACCTTGAACTTCTAATGTCAATTCGACAAGTCCATCTAAAGAAGCTGAAATAACTTTTGATGTAATAATTGCAGAACCGCTTAACTTGTAAGCGCCACTAGCTGTTCCTTCAGGTCCTAGATTTAAAGTTATTGTAGAACCTACAGTAGCAGCAACTTGGCCGTTAGTGTCTGTATCGTCAAAATAACATTCAATAGAACCAGAATAATCAGTCTGTGTAGCTTCGTAAGTTTTAGATGAATCACCCATTACTGTAGATTCAACTGTGTCTGCAGTTTGTGTCAATGAATAAGAACGTACTTCAGCAAATGAATTAGCGCCTAATTGAACAACTCCAGCTTTTCCAGTAAAAACTGCCATTTTATTCCTCTGTTTTAGTTTTAGTTATAGTTTCGGACTTTTTTTTATCGGTCCACCCTTGAGATTTTAAATGCTCAACATCATGGTCAAAAACTGTAATAGTTGTTTTACCATCTGCTGAATATAAAATAGTTTTATCCATTATTTACCTCTACAATGCAACGTCAGGTGCATTTTCTGTTGTTGTATATTTTATATTAAAACTCATAATAATAACAGCTAATGGTTGATCACCTTCACCGTTATATTCTATTTCTGTTGATTCTAAATACGAATCTAAAGCTAAATCATTATGCGTTGTATCTGTCGACATAGCTATTTCTACTTCTTTGGCTATAGTATCTACTACATCATCTGTATTAGACGTACCTTTAGCATAACCTTCTATATTTAAAATTAAATTTCTTTGTAAAGTCCTTGATGAACCCATTTCTAATAATTCTGTATCTTCGTTTTTTGTATATATTAATAAAGCTGGTAAATTACCGCTTTCTAAAGGGTAAACTCTAGATTGATAAACATTAGAACCAGTAGTTGTTAAACCTGTAACAGTAGAAGCTACCCTTTCTCTTATTTGTTGCCTTATATGATTAGCCATTAAACATCCTCTAACATTAACATAGTAATTCCTGTACCATCATGTTGTACATCACTTATTGTGTAATTTGAAGCAGGCTTTATAGTATTTCCATCAATATCTAAAGTAACAGCAACATTAAAAGTGTTTCCTTGCACAGCATCTGAAACGTCAATAGTTCTGCAATAAGCCATAGGTTGAGTTGCTTCAATAGGAAAATCATCTCCTAAGTCTATATATTCATCGTTTAATATAATTTTTATAGTTTTACTAACGTTTAGACTGTTAGTATAAACAGCAGATATACCGTGCGCTTGCAAATCAAAATAAGCATTAAAGTCATCTTCTGTTTCTGCATACCATTGCGACATTATTGTTTCTCTAATTTAACCAAAGAAAAACCTGTATTAGTTGGTTGTACATTTTTAACTAAATAAGTTGTTTCTGGATTAATTACAGCTCCGCTATTTGTAGTTATTGCATTTACTATTAATCTATCATTGTGAGATAAATATTGAGCATCTGAAGTTTTAATTGTAGCGGTTGGTTGAAAACTATCAACGGTAACTTCTCCACCTGGTATTCCAAAGTATTGTTTGTCAAACACTATATTAATATTTTTAGAATCTCCTGAATCTATATCATACCAAGTATCTATTAAAGATAATCTACTATCCCATAAAGCATTTTGAACTTCAAAAAAAGTTGCAGTAACCCCAAGATCTCTAGGGTTTAAATATGAGCTAAAATCAGATGCAGATTCTACAGGCATGTTAGTTATTATTTAATTTAATTTTTGAATTTGTTAAACCTACAGATCTATTTTCTTTTTCTGTTGGCTCATTTAAAAGAGTTATTTTATCTTTTAACATTAAAGTTTCAGCTAAATATTTATCTTTTATTTCTACAATTTCGTTTGTTTTTCTTATTGTGTTTTCAATTATTGTAGATTCTAAAACTTTGTATTTCATTTTAAATAAGGTGGGAGGTTATTAACCTCCCGCCTTAATTAAGGATTAAGCTCCTTTACTAAACGATTGTCCGTGTCTTATACCAACATCTAAGAATTGAGTAGCTCTTAAACGAGTTACTGAATTTGCAGAGTTAGTGTAAGGGTCGACTAACAAGTCTAAACCGCCAAACATACCGATAAGCAAGTCAGAGAAGTTTCCAAAGTATATTACTCCTGAAGCAACAGCATTTGAAACTATAACATTGTGACCATTAGCTTGACCATTTTCTAGTACAAATAAACCAGAACCTGAGTCTTTAGCTTTTACTTTCATAGCTCCTGCCATAGCAGAAGTAGTTAAGTAAGCTGGGTTATTAAGGATAACGTTATCACTTAAAACACCACTTTCCATTGCAACTATTTGAGCAAAAGTTGGGTCGTTATCTGTAACATCTACAGTATTTAAACCAGCTGTGTTATCAATACCAGTAGGCTGACCTGATGAACCACTACCTACCATAGCACCTTGATCAATTAAGAAAGCTATTCCAGCAGCTAAATCATTTCTAATTAATCTTTCGATATCTAGAGTAGATTGTTGCATCATCATGTTAGTTACTTCACTGTAAACGCTTGCAGTTTTTGGAGACATAGTTATTGAACCTAAAGTTAATTCAGATTCAGAAGCAGCTCCGCCTTCAGCAGAAATAAAGGCTGCAGTAGAAACACCAGTTTGTTTAGGTATTTTTACGTCAGACTGAAGTCCTTCAAGTACAGTCGCACCAGCCGCTAATACTCCAGAAGAAGCTCTTAGAGCGTCAATAAAACGCTCAGGAAAGAATTGTTCACCAATTCCACCAGCATCATCAGATGTATTAATATCACGAGCAGACCAATTTGACATTACATCAGCAGGCAAAGTTAAACCTTCAGAATTTCTTCCGTATTTACCTTTTGCAGCTTCAGAAGCTTCAAATTCAAATGCAGCTTCTTCTTGTAATTTTCTGTTTGATGGATTAGCCATAGCTCTAACAGCTCTCATAATACTAAAGTTTTGAACTTCTTTTTTAGACAGTCCAACTTCAGCACTTTCTATAGGTTGAGAATTAATTTCATTTAATAGTTGAGATCTAAAGTCGTTAACAGCAACACCTGACTTAATAGCTTCTCTAGCTAAATCAGCTTTGTTGTGTCTAGCACCAAGTTCTAGTATTTCATCAATTTCTTTAGAAACGCTAGATTTAGCTTCAGCAAAAGCTTTAGTGCGTACTTCTTCAACATTAATTGAAGGTTGTTCTCTTTTTTCTTCAATTGTTTTGTTTTCTTCCATTTTATTCACCTCTTGAATATTAGAAGGGTTTTTTAAATTAGCTTTTCTTGCAACTCCAACACCTGATGATTGATCAGCTGGTATAGATACAATAGAAGCCTCCATTGGAATCCAAGACACTCTGTACGTATCCTTGTTCTTATCATCCTTACGCATTTTATTTACTTGATATCCAACACTAACATTTTGACGAATGCCGTCTTGTATATCTGCAAATATTTCTTTCGCCAAATCAGATTTACCAAATCTAACTTGTGCTAGGGTTCGCCTAGTTTTTCTGTCGAGAGAATACGATTCAATCACTCCAATTTGTCTTTCTGGATTGTGATCTAGTAAAAGCGGAGCTCTTCCGCTTCCCATAAATTCCATGTTTATATCATCAGCATCGTGACTTAATATTTCATTACCAAAACTTCTTGCTACAGGAGTTTCAGAAGTTAATGCTATTCTTACTGTTCTTTTTTCTTCATCTATAAGATCTTGATTAAGTTCTCTACTTGAAAATTGTTTTTCACTAATAAACGTTCTTGTTTCTTCATCTTCTTCGTAAGAGTTTTCTACTTCTTCAGTATCTTCTAAGTAAACTTTTGCAAACTCTACTATATAAGATTCTTCTGTTTCTTCTACGTTTTTTATATGTCTTTGTTCTGTGTCCATTTGTCTATTATAATTTATATTGTTATTATTGAGAATCTGTTTCGTCTAAATTTTCTACACTAGCGGAAACAGGTTGTTTATTTCCGTATGGTTGAGTTGCATATTCAACATCGTAATTTTCAGCTAATTTGTTTTCTCTATCTAGCTCTTCATATAATTCTTCTACATCTCTTCCGTATTTTCTGTATATCTTGTAAAGTAACTAAACCATTTTGTAATAAAGAGATATTTGCAGCAGCTTCTTTTTGAGGGTCTACCCATTCATAACTTCTTGGTATAAAGCTAACTGAGTCTGCAAACTTTTCAAATTTAGACAAAGGTAAGTTTACTTTCCCTACTGTAATTGCCATGTTTAACCATTTTCTAAAAACAGGCTCTACAAAATGTTCAACCATAAACTTTTGCAATATTCTATAGTTGTCTCTATCAGCTATAGTTCCTTGTCTAATAGAAGAATAATTAACGCCTTCTAAATTATTAGCTAACTCAACGTAACTAACATTTAAACCAGACGCAATTTCT